CTGGATACTATTCTTACCGCAGTATCAGAGTTGCTAACATTACACGCAGTTATAGTATTTATTTTTAAAATTTTATTAGAACTTGCTCCATTTTCTAATGCACTATCAAAATGACTTGTTGTGAGGAGATATGTATTTGCTTTAGCCAAAATACTAGTTGTTGAAACAATATTTGGATTTGCCATTAGCTTATCTCTTCATAAGAAATAACAACTCCAATATTATTGTTTGAACTAGAGCGAACTCTTAAATCTCTATCTTCTGGCAAATAAAGCATTGCACTTTTTGACGTTAAGACAAATGTTGTATTTGTCGGTAAATTTATATTTTGGCAAAGCGTAGTTGCTAAAGTATTTGTACTATTCACAAACATTTCACAAGTTACAGTAGATTCTACCCTTGCACAAAATAAGATTGTATTGATTTTAAAAATCTTATTGCTACTAGCAGAGTTTGTTGTAACGGTAGAATTAGTCGTTGTTATATTATGCAAAAAATCTGTTTTGCCAAATATGTTTGCAACATTAACAATGTTTGGGTTTGCCATTTATATACCTTTATCCAAAAACAATTGCCATTGCAATTGCCTTTCCTGTAGTCACTCCACCACCAGAATCTGCAAAGCTAAGAACTCCATTGCCATCAGTCTGTAATGTTTGTCCAGCAGTTCCATCTAATGAAGGCAAAGTAAATCTATACACATTACTTCCTGCGTTACCGCTTTCTGATGGGTAGAATGTGTTACTCGTATTCACATCATAAAAAACATAACCGCCATTACCAAGAATAAATCTAAGTGGGTCTGTTTTTGTTGCTGGACTAAACTGAAGATACTCCGTACCAACAACACCTCTTAAATTTCCATTACGAAATGTACTATTTTGAAGAGTAGCGGTTGCAGTTCCAAAGCTACTTGTTCCGTCAAACACAGAAGCAAGACTAGTCGCTTCTGCTGTTCCAGAACTTTGACCTAAATAAATCGTAGCAGTACCAGCAGATATTTCTAGCTTGTCATTATTAAGATTGGTAAAGTTCGCATCAACTTCGTTATTTGTTAATGGGCTTCCTTTGCCTGACCTAGTTGTAATTGTTGACATATTATGATGCCGACAATGTTAATGTCCATGTAAGAGAGATTGCATCTGTAGAACCTTTATTAATTACTGCAAAGGTTGTTCTACAAAGCATATCTCCACCTGATGAAGCGTTAAACAATCCAGCTTCAACTATAGCTCCAGTTGCTTCTCCTCCAGCAAATGAACATACATATTGAACCTTCTCATTATTTGAGCCTGTAATAGTTGTTGAAGTTAAACTTTTTCTTGAGCCTAGTACAGAACCTAAATCTGTATCTCCACTAGCTGGACTAGTAGAACTAGAACCACAAGCCATGTGGCTCATTACATTCTTTGAAGTATCTTTCATCCTACTTACAACATAAGCAAGACCAGAGTTTACAACCAAGTTTGGAACAATCTTGTTTTGTATTATTACTCCGTTCTTATCTGTGTGAAGAATCTCTAATGTTCCCTCAATACGCATTTTTGATTGAAGTGAATCGGCAGATTCATGTTTATCAATCGGTGGATTTGGGTTTGTTGAAAGCTTAGTTTCTTTTGCCACCATAACTTATTTACTCCTATTAAAATGTTTGTGTGGATTCAGCATAGTTTCCATTGCTTCCGTCAAAATAATCTATTGCGTAATCTGGAAAAGAAATCTCTCCAGAATCACTCATAGTCATTGAGTCAGACAATGATGTTTGTATGTCAATTGTTAATACTTCTGATATAGACATTGCATCTGCAACAATCTTATCGGTGCTTAACTGTAAATTTTCTGAGACAAGAAAGGTTTCTTCTGGCGACCTGAAAAATTGTGCGGTTAAATTTAAATCATCTGCAAAGGATGCAGATTCAGAAATAACTTTATCTACTTGAATAGAATTTATTTCATCTGTAAAACTAAGTGTTTCTGTTAAGCCTTTAGACACAGAAGCAAACAATGAATCAGTTGCTACAAATGAATCCGATAAAGACTTAGTAAGAGTAAAACTTATACTATCTGATATAGAAAACAAATCAGATGCAACTTTATCAAAACTAAATCTTACTGTTTCTGAAATACTTATCCCATCAACTAATACTTGAACCTCAACAAAATCTCCTTGCAAAGAAGTAATTACAAGTTCTATCGTATTAGCACTTGCAGATATTTGATTTGCTAAAGATAAAAAATTTAAAGAGGTTGTATTAGAACTGGATTCTAAAAAATCAGCAGAATGCGATTGTGTTAATTTAATTACATTTGGACTACTTGTAATGTTACTTGAATCAAGACTACCAACTAGTTTTGTAACAGTAGCGGAAAAACTGGAGCTCATGCAAAGTCTTCACGAATCTTAAACTTAGCAAGGTCAAATATTGTTTGTCTAGTTGAGTCATTAAAAACAACTTCAATCTCTCCTTCGTAGTCTCCAGCATCTTGAACCAAATCTGTGTTCTGCCATACTACTGTTGCTAAACCAGCAGAGCCATCTGATATAACCATTTGACGACTAAACAAAGTTGAACTAGAACCTACTGCTCTAAAGTGCAAAGTAACAGTTGCACTTGAAATATCAATAGGAGTATCGTTTTGTTTAATAGTGAACTGAACATGTGGCTTGGTGTCGCCTTGAACTAATTTAATTTTCTCTGCCATTTTTATAATCTCGGAATATTAATTTTTATTTGTGAACGCACAAAACCTCTAGTCGCTAACTGTTTTGTTTTATTGATACCTTGTACAAATCTCTGAAGATGAACTCCAGCCATTTGTAGATTTGTAAATTTATTATTTGGAATCATCATCAGTTTTGACAAAGCACCATCTGCAATAATTTCTGCATAGTCCTCATAGAAAACATCTTCAACAGTAGTAGCACTTCGAGTTGGCTTTAATGCAACTCGCATTGTCAAACTCTGGGCTATAGTTTCATCAGGAACTGGTAACAAAGTAAATGTTCTTTCATCTTTTTGAAATATATTTCTAGGATGACCTTTTGTAAAACTATTATCTTTGTTTGCAAACCTGTTATATATAGTTGGGTCTTTAATACTGTCTGGCGAAATAGGTTCTAATGCTTTACCTTGACACCATGCATTTACAATTTTAATTACTAAGTGATTGTTAACTGGTGGTTCAAATTCATAATCTGATATATCTTTTACAATTGTTACTGGGTCGTGGTCTCTTTCTAAAATCATAGTTCTTTCACTAAACTCAATAATCGAACTCATTAAATTAGTATCAATTGTTATCTCAGGACATCCGCTAACATGAGGAACTATGTATGGATAAAAACTTGTTAAGGTAGCCATTATGCATCTGCTCCAGCTTCTTTAGGCGGTACTCCAGATTGATTCGCAACATTTGGAGAACTCACATATTTCATTCGTTTATCAATACCAATAGAACTTGCAAATAAATTAAAGTGCGTAACTGCTCTTTGGGCATTGCCTGTATACTCTGCATCTTTGCTGTAAGCACGATACAAAATATAATCGTATAAAGTATTGGTATGTAAATCTTCTTTCGCCAATACTGTTGTTGAATCCAAGTCTGATGAACCAATATCAACAGGAGACTTAGAATATAAAATTTCTAATTTATGTCCACCGCCTGATGCTGGTGGGTATACATAAAAAGTTTTTGGACTACGTTCGTCAAACATAAAATTAACGATTGCAGTTGTAGAAGTAGTAGAATGCCAATCAGGATTTTGTGCATCAAGGACTTCTCTCTCTACGAGTCGAACAACTCTTCCGACAACATCGGACGAGCTATAATTTCTAATTGCATCTATAAACCTATTACCATCAGAAGGAATAGATTGTTTTGTACCAGCAACCAAAGCAATAGATGAATGCTCAGAATAAATATCTGGTTTATTAATTGCGAGTTCTCTTCTTCCATCATTTAGATAACGCAAAAGTTCAGTCGATACCCAACGTACATTACCAACGTCTTGAAGAGTATCCGCAACTCTTGTGAAAATATTATTCGGTGTCAAAGCCATTTTTATTTATCCAAGTAACATAGGGTAGGGGGGCAAGCCCCCCATCCTATTAACTACGAGTTAACCTTAACCTGGATAACAGAATAGCTCTGTCAATGCTTCTGGCTTAACAACTTTGAAGCCATACACATTTAGACCACGAACTAATTGTCCAAAGGTTGAAGTAGAACGCAATGTTTCCATTCTCGTAAACTGAGAAGCAAACGTAGTTGCATCTTTTGTACCAGCAAATACAGATGTTGCTGTTGAGTTACCACTATCTTCATCAGTAATACTGGCTTGCGTTGGTAAAAGATTAGAAACATAAACCGTAAAGCGGTCAATCATTCCTAAACGACCATTTCTCAAAGGAGTCATTTGGTCTCCTGTGATAGATGCATCTTTTAAGTCTGACTGCTTGATACGAGAAGCGAACCAAGCTGGAACGACTAAGAATCGTCCATCTTCTGGTGCGTTCTGCTCATCAAGTACCTGACCAAGTTCAACGACATGTGAAATAACATCAGCAGTAGTTACTTTTCTACAAGACTTAGTACCTGTAGATGCACCTAAGTTAATGTTATTTGATATCTTACCAGCAGTAGTACCAATGTTATCAGCAGAACCAGCACCAGCAAGTCCAGCAAGAACTTGTGTGTCAATTGCAATCTTCATCTGCTGTGAAGCATCGTTAGTAAAGATATCCATAAGACGTAAATCAGCTTGCACCTCATCAACATCATCAACGATTGTTTGAAAGTACTTACCCTTGTCTATCAAAAGTTCTACTAAACTTGTAGTAGGAACTTGAGAAGCAAGAGTCTCGCCTTTTTCATAATCATTGATTGTGATAGACGGCACGGTTCTAATCTTTACTTTGTCACCTTGCTCAGAAATACTCCCTTCAAAATCGTTATTCGTGATTTCAGAAAGGACGGTTGTGTCATAAAATTTGACTTGAAGTTTACCTGACCAAATCTCAGGAATAAACTTACCTACATACTCGTCTGTGCCACCATTTCCATAGTAGCCACTTGTAATTGCTACAGACATAATAAATCTCCATTAAAAAAAATTAAATTATCCAGTCCGAATTCTTCCTTCAGACTGTGCTTTAAAAATATCTTGCTCAATCCTTTTAGCTTCAGCCTTATTTATTTTTCCAGCCCTGACCTGTGCATAAAAATTTACCAAATCTCGATTTGTATAATATTTTTTTGTTGGCGGTACTGAAGTTCTCCCAGTTGATTTAGGAGTAACTTGTTCTTCTAAAGAAGGTTTTGAAGTTGAAGGCTCTGGTTTTGTCTGCCCAAAATATGAAATAAAAAAGTTTGCTACTCTTACTGAATCAAAATTACTATGAGCTTCAGTTAACAATTCTTGTCTCGTCCGACCAGAAAAAGTATCTACTTCATTTAACCAATTTAAAAAACCTTGGTCTTCATTCTTAAGTCTCCATTCTGGAAACAAGTTAGATAATTTCTCATCGAATTGAAGTTCTCGACTAGTTGTTTGTTGCTTTTGTAAATTGCTTAAATCATTCTTTAAACTCTGTACTTCACTATTATTTTGCGTTTCATTCAAAACTTCTCTTGAAGCCCTTTTCATTACATCAATCAAATCATCGCCAAACTGCTCACGGTCTTTGTCGGTAACAAGTGGAATCAATTCCACTTTGGGCTCTTCAGTTTTGTTTTGAAGAGTAGCAACTTCTAGTTTCAAAGAATCTAATGCTTCTTTTAAGCTCCTATTTTCCTGTGCCATTCTTGGCACTTCAGCATTATATTTACCTTCCAATACTTTGTACTTCTGTTCAAAGTTTGGGTCAGCAACAGGTTCTGTTTTTGGCTCTTCTACAACTGGTTCAGATTCACTCTGTTCAGTTATAGCTCTACCAATTTCAGGTTCTGTTACCTCGGTATCTACAGGCTGTGAAATAGTTTGCGTAACAAGTTGTCGTTTCGCTTCTTGAGTAGGAGCTTCGTTAGAAGTATTCCCATATTGTTTTTCATAAAGTTCTTTTGCAATCTTTTCAGCTTGCATTACTGATTTATTTTTCTTAGGCATGTCTTCTCCGTGAGCCTTCCTTCGTGCATAGGAGCCTTAATAGGTTTTCCAATTGCCTACGCAAAGGTATTCTCGGTTGTGTTAAAAAATTACTACTTGATTAATTTAATTAAGTCTCGTAAAGCAAGGGCATAGCCTTGCAACTTGTGAGTTGGAATTGCCTGTGCAGACTCTTCTAAATCCTCAAGCTTTCTTTTACGTAATTCAATTAAATATTCTGTGAAATCATTAAACTCTTTATGTTGTTTTAATGACCTTATTATTTGATTGACTGGTTTCACTTCTTGAAATTCTCCTTCTGCCACATCATGCTGTCAGGACATCCGTCCATTCCATTATGATAATATCCAGAAGCGTGTACAGTTTTGTGTCCTATTTGACCACCATCAGCATAGTAGGATTTCTTATTCTTACTGCCGACCATACCACCATACATATATCCAACAACACCACCTTCTGCCATTGTTGTTCTTGGATTTTGTTTGTCAGGGTTTCCTTTTGCATACCCAGTATATGAAGCACTATTTTCAAATACCTTTGGCATGCCATCTTCCGAAAATTCTTGTGGTTTATATTTCCCATAATCAGCATCATCCGAAGGTAAAACTTCTTTTGAATTCTTAGGCATAAGGTCTAACAATCTTTGATTCATCGTTTTTGTATTTTCTAATTGTTTTTGTGCAAGAGCATCTCTCTTCTTTTCTCTTTCTTTATGAAACTTTTGCTGGTCGTATTGCATTTTTCCAGCTATTGCTCCAGCTAATACTTGTCCAATACTCATTGTTGTTGCCCTCCTTCTGGTGGTAATTGTTGTACCTGTTGTTGTTGTGGTTGTGGTTGTTGCATTTGTTGTTGTTGTATCTGTTGTTGTTGTTGCATAAGCTCTGCCATTTGTTGTTGAGCTTTCATTTCTTGAGGGTCTGGAATTAACTTATCAATATCCATGTTAAGAACTTTTGCAGTTTCTCTTAAGAGTTCTGCTCTTCCAGCCTGACCCATAATCTGAAGGTCAACAGGATTCGATGTGAGTTGTAAAAACTCATTTCTCCTTTGTTGTACAGATTCTTTTAATAATGTTTTTATGATTCCTGATGCGATAATTTTCATATCGCCTTTGATTGTTGGGTCGTCATCATAAATCATTATGTGGTCATAAAGACGTTGCAACACTTCTCCAACTGCACCATCAATATTTAGAATTGCTTGTTTGATTCCTTTAGAAGCATTCTCCATTAACATGGATAATCCAGAAGCTGTTCGTCCAGCACCAGATACAGCAGAGCTTCCATAAATATAATTAGGAACTCCTGTTACTTCATCTGCTATCTTTTGGAAATACTGATATACATTTAACAATGTTTCTGCATTCATGTTCGGTTGATAAAATTTAATTGCTGGCTGTCCACCACCAGTTCTATCTGATGTTGTCTGCCATATCTTCCACGGATACATCTTTGTTAAATCTTCTCCCTCTGGTAAACGGTCTACAGCTACTTCTACCTGTGGGGCTGAAGCCAAAGCCATGTTATTTGCTAATGCTCTTGCACTAGCATTACACATCACTTGAACATCTCTCATAATCTCTGGTAAGGCTAAACCCCAGAATGCACTTGGAATTTGTTCAAAGGAACATTTGCTATAAGGTCTGCGATGTAGTGGGTCTGTATTCATTGCACACTTAATTACCTCTGTACCAACTATCCAAACATTTACTTCGTACTCTTTATAATCATCTACATCAGTCATGCCATATTCTTTTAGCATTATTCCTGAAACACTTCCCCAAAACTCAACACCTTCAATAAGCTCTGTACCAATAAGAGTATTGTTTCTACCTTCAAGTAAACTTCTTTCTGAATCAGATTGAATCATTTCTCTATGACCTTGCGAACCATATCGAAGTAATACTTGTTGAATTGTCTTATCATTAAAAGAGGGAAGACCAATTAAACCTTCTAAATCTTTTCTTGTAAATTGATGTCGCTGAATAATATATCCGTCTTGCGGAGTAACTGCATTTGGAGAAGGAAAAATATCATATGGACTTACTCTTTCAAAGTCTTCAATAATTTCTTCTTCTACTTTTGGTTCAAAAGTATTCTCCTTCCAGCTTAAAAACTTTTTCTTTCTAATAATAGGTGCTTTAACAATTGCACAAGGAAAGGTAACAAAGTCATAGATAACTTCAGACAACATGGTTTGATAACCAGCTTGTTGCATCTTATCCATCATTCGATTTTCCATAGCTAGAGCAGAATCTTTTGCATGCTGTTTGATTCTTTCTTGAACCTCTGCAAAAATTTCATCCATTCTAATTTCAACAGCTTTCGGATTTATTTGTTGTCCAGCTTGCTGAACACTTTCAGCTTCAGCTACTACGGTATCTACAATTTCATTTTCAAAGAGAGAAGGAACTTCAGGTTCTTTAGTTGGAGTTAATGACCAACTTTTTTCTCCAGAAGAAAACATAACATCTTTAATCCAACTTTCAGAAGCACGACACTTAATATCTGTAAGCATCATAAAAATATCTGAGCCACCAGTTTCTCTAATGCCAGCTAATTTATCTGGGTCATACTCTCCTCTTCGTTGTCTTTCACAACGCAAGAGCCTTTCAGTAATATCTGACTTAGCAGTCTTAGCTTCTTCATAGCAACGTAGAACATAATGTGACAATGAAGACAATACGAATTCATCTTCTATTTCAGATTCAGCTTGCTCTGTATTTAATCTTTGTGAATTTAGTGCCATATGATTACCATAACTTTCTTCTCGCCCAATAATTTGCAGAGAACTTATCATCCTTAGTTAATTTGCCAGACTTATCTTTTATGCCAGCAGAACGCTGTAAATAATTTTTTCTTCTTTTCTCATCTTTGTGTTGTCTAAAATCTTGATATCCACGATGTCCAAAAGAAACTAGTTTTACTTCATCTCCTTTTTTGGCAAGTACAATCATTTTCTTTTGACTGCCAGACGGAGCTCTCTTTGGTTTATTAAAACCTGAGAAGGTATGACCTCTATACTTTATCTTTCCGTTTTCTCTTTTGATGTCTGATGCTTTGGGCATTATCTAACCTCTCCATAATCTGTTCATCTCGTATAGCTTCACTTGCTTTGAGAATCCAATGAAACACATTTCCATCTCGTTGTTTGTCATACAAAGGAAACCTTTTACCCTTTGGTATCTCCCACATTTAATAACTCCAAACCCAAGGTCTTGTTTCGCCTTGCCCAATGTCAAGATGAATAAATCGACTTGTAATCGCTGACTTTTGAGATATACCAATTCCTGTAAATACTTGCATACTCATCGCATGCTCTAACAAACAATGTGCATCTTTGCCATGAACCAAAACATCACAAGCTAAACCTGTTGTATGCATTCCAGCTTTTTTCTTTCTGGCTTCGACTGGATGTGTCTCATGGCGATAGCCACTCGATATCAACATAGGCTGACCGTATAATTCACGGAGCTTGTTAAGACAATCTAAAAAATCTTGAGACATTTTTTCTTCCCCTGTATGGGAACAAACAAATTCTTCTCTTGTAAAAAATTTTCCAAAGTCCGTCATAGCTTCGGTTCTTTCTTATCCATGATGTCTTGTAACTCTCTGCTTTTCTCTTTAGAGCCAGTACTGGAGCCGAAGTAGTAGTTGATACAGGACATTAGGGCTCCTGAGAGCAAGCCCAGTATATAGAGGGAAATTTCGTAAGACTTACCTTGCTCGACATCTAAAAACAAAATAGCTGTCATCATCCCAAAAGTTAAAAACACAATTAGTAATGCTAGGCACGGAACAATAATTTTATTTATAAAAGGTGCAAACTCTGAAGTTGCAACTTTTATTTCTCTTTCTCTAGCCGATGCAGTATTAGCATGTTCAGCAGAAATCTTTGCTAACTCTCCCGATTGCTCCATAGACTTGAGTTCGAGCATAGCTTTAGC